ATCTGTTTAATCAATGAAGAAGCCTTGTCAGTAGGCACTACAAGATTTACTTTGTAATGTCCATCTTTGTCAAACTTAGTATCAGGTTTTGTTAACCATGCATACTGTGACACGCCTTCAGGACTTACAATCTTAACATAATTATTTTTCATATGTGTTTCTCCATTCTACTATGGGTACTTTAATGCTATGCAAAAAAGAACTCACTGTCCCGCAATTGTTGAATATCCAAATCACCTTTGGCGGGAGCTTCAGGTAATTTGTCGTGTAGCTCTGGTGGTAATTGTCTAAGAACGTCATTCCTAAAATCTTCTAGTATGTCATTCTTAGTAAACATCTCAATAAAAGCTTCTCTAATAGATTTATTAAGTGTTTCAACATCACCGGCTGTTGTGCCAAAACTGTCATGCACGTTACAAAAATTAGTAATACCATTCTTGTATGCAGTGTTAACAGTTTTCATCATAGCGGCACTGTCTACTGAGTGAACAACATTGGGAGCCACTCCATTGCCCATTCTCAACTTGTCCGTCAAGTCAGTCTCTGTGTTAATTCTAGGTTTGATAACTTCACCCATCAACATAGCTTTAACTCTTTTAGACTTCATCTCAGGATATGACTGATAAACAGGAAAGCCAACAGGTGTTACCCAGTGCACGGGAAGTTGTTCTTTAGCGACTATCCTAGCAATGGTTTGTAAGTAATCCATACCAATTCTTGCAGACTTCAAATTATCACCAATACTGTCCCATATGACAGCCGCTAGATAACTAGCCGGTTTGAATATCTCATCTTGAAATGGATGGTTTTCACCTTTGTCTTTACGTTTAGTTAAGTCTTCAATTACAAAGTCTGTACATGAATATCTAGTTGAACCATAACAGATAGTCATAATACTTCTTTTAGTAGTTGAACGTTTAACTCCATAGTCTAACCACAACTGAGCAAAAGGTTTATTTTCTTCTGCATCTTTTTTTAATTTCTCAATAACTGCATTAGCAACTAATTGGTAAATGTCTTGTGGTGTATCACTAGGTAAACAATTAACTAACTTACCTGCTTTACTGTCTCTTAACATTAAAGAATAAATCTGTAGACCATTACAAGAACCGTCTACGTTTACAGGTATATGAGAGACAAATCCATATCCTTGTTCTTTAAATCTTTTCCATTCATCACAAAAAGATAAAAATTGAAATGGATTAGATGCATCTTCCCATTGTCTATTTGACATTGGGTCTTCAGCACATTTAATAATCCAAGCTTCATTATCCTCAGTCCATTTAACACGGTCACTAAAAGATATTTTATCTTGACCGTACATGTTAGCACCATGCACAGCTAACCAGTAATCACCTTTGTTTTCTTTTGTGATTGCTTTACCTTGTGCAAAATTTAATAAAGCTTTGGCACCACCAATAGACTGATAGTTTAAAAACGCCGGTACACAATAAGCTCTGCCTCTAAAGTCTAATTGTAATGGAAAATATAACGTTGCATAATCTTTAAACTTTTGTGCAAGCCATATAATTTTAGCATACAGTAAACGTTTAGAAAACATTCTAGCATTTTCTGTGTGAGCCATTACAGCTTTTCTTTTCCAGTCTCTTCTACTTTCAACATTAGTTTCAATGTCATGTGGTTTGTTTGGAATATCATAATTAGTGTTAGGCGGCATACCACCTACAGCTAACCCTTTGTCCCACGCTTCCTGCATAACACTTAAAATAAATGTGTTAATCTTAAACGGTGTAGCCTGCATAGTATTAACAGCATCATACACTTCAGGCATGTCATAGTTTTCTAACTCTTTTTTGTATTTCTTGTTTTTTTGTTTAACAAGCTCAAGCTCAGGTAACTCTTTAGTCCAATAGCCACCACCTACAACTGTACTCCATAATTTCGGCGGCATAACTGTCGGTAAGTACTCAGGATTAAGTAATTCATTAAAACTATTTCTATTTTTAATCCATTCTCTAGTAGTCTCTGTTTGTTTTATGATTTTAGCTTTTTTATGTTTTACAGTCTCTGTGCTTATCTCAATTAAACCTGTAGCATAAATCATAAGCTCAACTAATCTAAGTCCTACATGTAATTTAACAGGTGTACTCCATTCTTCCCATCTCATTACCTCATCACGCTTAGCGCTCTCTCTTAGTTTTCTTCTTTTGTAAGTGTAATTAAAACTTCTTTTATCTAAATCTTGTTTAACTGTTTGGTACAAATCAGGATTTAAAAATTTAAAATTTCTAAGACTAATCTCAGTTTCAACTTTACCGCCCAATGATATGCACGTTGCGGTTAATGGTTTGTATTGTGTAATTGTATTGATTATGTGTTTACCAGTAATTAAAGCTAATATTTCAGGTTCTACTTCACACATTTTTAGGAAGGCAATAGATGGTTTACCTATTGTTTTTTTAGATTGTTCTTCTACCCATTCAGCAATAGCTTTTGCTAAAGGTCTTATAGTGTTTGCTACCATTACTTTCCCGTAGCTAGTAACACTTTCTTCTTCTCGTTCTATATGAGATTGAAGCCTTTTATTAGTCCTATTAGAACCTAAATTCCTCATCTCTTTTTCATGGTCTACTTCATCTTTATAAGTAGGCATGCTCTCAATCAGTCTTGCCATATGTCTAACTCCTTAATTATCTGTGGGTTATGTTTATAATATCTACTATGGGAACCTTAGTCAGGCTCCCTAGTAGTAACTTGAACTTCATTAGTAATAGCTAATAAAGGTGGTTGTTTTGAGCCCAGTATTTTCTCAATAAACGTAGCCGCCCTGTGTGCTATTTGGTTTGGTGTCATTGCATCATAAGTTTCTAAAGACTGTGTCTTTTGTAAAAACAATATGATTTTCTTTTTAAGCTCCCAGTTAACATGTACATCTTTGTATTGTTTAAGCTCACTGTTTCGCAATAACACTGTATTTCTTAACTCAGCCATATCCTCAAACCAACCAGTAACTTTAGTTTTTAAAGATATAAGCTCAGCTTCTAACTTATTATTTTTATCTATTAGATGTTGTATTTGTTCTTTGTCTGTCATTTTTATTAGCCTCTTGTATTTGTTTGATTTGTTTACCGCTTAGTCTAGTTGACATTGCAAACGGATTAATAGTATCAGCATTTTTATTATGTGTATTATTTTCTTTTAACGTAAAAATAAGACCACAAACAACGCCGCCTAGTATTATTACTTGCCCTTGCAATGGCAATTCCATAAATAGTTCAATCATAGTTATCCTTTGGTTATAGTTGATTGTAACAGACTAAAGCCGGATATACCGGCTCTAGTTTCGCTCAGTAAGAGCTCATCAGTGTTACTCGTACCTTCTTTGTTTTATGATAACATTTACTTCAATTTCAACGCCATCATGCGCTTCGTCAAGCTCAGCAACTAAAGGTATTAATTTTTTAAAACGTATACCTTCATCACTGTTAAGACGCACTATTGTATATCCGCCTTCATATTTATCTTTTTTTTCATTCCATTTATCACCTATTACTTGTACATCATATTTGCTTATATGCATATTAGTTACCTCTTATTGTTTGTTTTAGTTTAATAAACTTAGCATCTATGTCAGCTTGTTTAATCTCGCTGTCAAATTTGCTACGCTCAGCTTTTATATCAACACCCGCCGGCTCATCAATTCTAAGACCAGAATTATTAAACCATTTACCAGTACTTGTTAAAAAGTACTTAGATTTAACTTTTTTAATCTTACAATTTTCTATAGTGCCGTCAGGTTTTAACAGATACGGTGTTTTATTAAACGCCATATATATCCTATCAACCCATTTATCGTTGATAAAATTAGATATTACTACATTTGGCATTTAATGACCCGCCTTTGTATAATATCCGCCGTTTAGTCTATTACGTACAGCTAATCTTTTATTTCTAAAGGCTTCTTCTTCAGCCAATTTTTTAGCATGTAAATAATTATATATTATTTTATATATCATATTCATATACATCCTTTGTTTGTTTGTTTACTGATAAAAAACTCGCCGTCTAGTCTGTAGTGAGCTCATCAGTCACCGCGTAACGGTGAGACAAGGCGCCTGAGGTGTGCGCCCTGTTTCGCTCTGTGTTTATTATTATATTTTTAACAATTGTAAACTGTCCGGCAACATCTCATCAAATTTTATAATGTCCGGTACAGTGTCTGTCTTTGGTCTAATATAACTTGAGTTTAACCAGTATTCACGTTCAACGCCGTAAATGTCTTTAAGTTTTTGAAAGTCAGCATAACTTAAACGCTTCTTTTTAGCTTCAGGCGTGCCGCCGTCAATCCATGTTAAGTGACGCCCAGTAGTAACAGACCAGACATTCTCACACACATGCAACACGTTAAACGGGTCTTTAATAGCTACAGGCGTCACGTATGAATAATAAACTGTTACGCCGTTTGAGACACAGCTATATAGATTTTTAGTACTTCTTAAATAATGTTTTTGTAATGACATAATCATCCTTTGTTTGTTTGTTTGTGTTACGTTATTGTAACAGACTAAGCGGCAAAGTAAAGCGCCGCCTAGTTTCGCTGAATAACAGCTCATCAGTGTTACTTAATATTAATTATATTAGCTTTGTTATTAATAGACAAATAAACCGCTTCTTGTTTGGATAGTTTGCCGTATTTCTTAACTAAGTTTTTTAAAAACAATCTATTCTTAGAATTATTTTTAAAGGCTGTTTGTATAATTTTAACAGGCTCAGCGTATAATTTGCCATCATCACTAACCCATGAGCCGGCGCCGTCATATGCTGTACAGCCGCCAAACTGTGCGCATAATTCTTTTTGAATTAATAACGGCGCTTTTAATTTAACGCCGTCATTGTCATTTATTGGGAAGTTAATTTGTGCAATATCCATTTAAATCCATCCTTCCTGAGCCGCTTCTCTAAGCATCTCAATTTTTTTAACTCTGTCCTTCTCTTTAGCATAATTTGCTAAAAAAGTCGCTTTGTTAACGCTGTCTTTAAACTTATCCGCTTGATTTTGTGTTAATATAGCTTTTATAGCTTTTATTTGTTTTACCATATTATAACCTCAGTTTGTTTGTTTCGCTGTTACTGACAGCTCATCAGTCATAGTAAATACTATGAGACAAACAAAGTTAGCAAGGCTGTGAGCGTTAACGCTAGCTCTATTCGCTATCTTGCTGACCGGACTTTCCGCACACCTTAGAGACTTACTTGCCCAGATGAAACCTAAAAAGGTCGAAACCGTGTGAGGCGGTTGATTTTTGTATGTAGATAAAAACCAGTAAAAATAAGTATTAATAACCTTATAAACTAAAACAATTATATTGTCTTATGCTATGTTTGCATAACAGCTATGCATCATATGCATGACTAGAAAAAAACAGACACTACTTAATAATGTCTATTCTTAGTAATTACTATAAGTAAGTACATACACACAGCACACCTAAGTATAGACCTAAGTATAGACCTAAGTATAGACCTAAGTATTACCCTAAGTATACCCTGTGTATATACTACCTACTACTACTACCTATACTATACACATAGTGTGTAAACCTTTGTTTATATCTTATACGGGTACCTTAGTCATAGCCGTGTGTATTCTGTGTGTATGGCTCGGTGTATGCTTTGTGTATGCTATGCGCCTGTACGTGGCTGTATGGCTGTGTAATGGCTATGTGTACCCTGAACTAAAAAAACAGACTAGCTCTAAGGCACGCTAAAACAAAAATTAACCCACAGCCCGCCTGTGTTGCCTTTGGTTTACCCTTATATAGTACTTATAGCCGCCATTTAGTTATTACTTAGGGGTCACCGCCGCCGCATTTACTAAGATATACACGGGGGAAACGCCGGTTCGTATATACGATATACCCCCTCATATTTTTTTACCAAATATTAAGGTACCCGTATAAGATAAAAACTAAAAGTTACAGCTATGTGTATATATACTTACTTACTATCACTAAGGCTTATTAACAACTCAGATGCTCTATTAGCTCTATTAGGTGTCTGTAAAGCCCAATTACTTACAGTGCCTTCAGCATTACCTTTAAGAACCTCTAGTCCTGCTGATTTGTAATCACCTTCTTTTAAATAATTTAATGTCTTTTTAAATGTAGCCACTTTTGCCTCACCCATTTGATATACCATTTCAGTTAATATACCAAAAGCTTCTGGTTTTAAAGTGAAATCTTTAGTTAATCTATAAGCACCATCTTTTGCCTTTTTAAAATCTTCTTCAAAAAAAGCATCTACTTCTTCTTGTGTGTATATAGGTTTTACTTCTCCATATATTCTATGACCGTAGCCAACAGTAAAGAAATCTTCTTTTACTTTAGAAGACATATTACCTTTGTATTCTAGTTGATATGGTTTATATTTTAAACCTTCATCTTCTTTAATACGCTCAGCAACCACGTTCATGTATTCATGGTTTCTAATATCAAGTGTATTGTTATCCATATTATATAAATCTATCCTCTTCTGGTTCTCTTCCAATGGCGCTTTCCATGAAACGTTCAAGTTCTTGGTCAAGCAAGTCTTCTTTGTGTTGGTTGTAAGACAAGATTTGGTCTCTGTCCATACGCTCCACCCAATAATTACAAGCAATAGCCAACGCATCAATTTGGTCATCATGTCTTAAAGCTCCTTTGTCTCTAGTTATCCTAGTCATCTGTCTAAATAACTGATGGTCAGGCTCTAGTTTAAAGTCTTCTTTTATAATTAAATCATCAACAACTAGCCTATGACTATTCATAATAGGCTCTAAAGTGTCAATAATACGCTTTTCTTTCTGTATATTATGTCTTACTTCCTCTATTTCACACGGGTGTATTCTAGCCATAATAGGTTTTAGTAGCTGTGTAGCCATACCATCACCAAAGTTACTCTCAATTACTACATAGTTTACGTCTTGTTGCTTAGCTATTTGAGCTAGTCTAGCCATAGTATCTTCACTATAACCACCATCTAATGAACCTATGGCAGTCAAATAAAGCACTCCATGAAGCATTTTAAGCACCGCATACGCTGTTTTGTCTTCCCCACGACCAGATGGGTCAATTGACATAACAGACCCCTCAAAAGGCGTAAACTCAGGGCTTGTGTGCATGGGTGCCACATAATAATCACCTTTTAATCCTACGTTTGGTATCTCAGGGTCAATAGCTTTCATCTGTTCTGGAGATGATGCCCATTGTATTTTAGCCGGAGCTTCTGTCCATTTAGAACAGCCTGATAACACAATTAAATCGTTTAATTTTAAAGGGTATCTATTTGCGTCAGACATTGTAGTGTCTAACATAAACTGTAAGTTAAAACCTGAACGACCGTAAGATGACATACGTTCTAATAAGTC